CTTCCAACATATTAGTCGGAGTCCATTCTACAATATTACTTTCTTCCACCGGTCGTTACCTTACGTTTCAATTCATTAATCTGATCTGTATTTAGAAGGGTTAAAACTTGGCGGGCTTTTTCATTACTATAGCCATAATATTTTTTAACTGCTTCCAAATCACTTACAGTTTCTGGTTTATACCATTTAGAAAACCTTTTACGTTTTCTAATTATATTTATAAAAAAATCAAATTGTAAACGATTATCAATATGATGATTACGATTCATTTCATTTGCGGCTAAAACAGTATCTGGAAAGTAAGATAGTTGTCTATTAACCATATATGGTATATAAGCTTTTTCAGTTATATCATCTACCATAATATTCTTCTTAGTGTAATTTATTGAATTTACATAATCAAAGGGGTTCATCTTTATAAAATCTTTCTGGTTCTTTACCGTATAGTGATAAATCTCTTAATCTATTTGCTTCTTCTATTAATAGTATTTTTGCGTCATATAACCAATCTTGTACAGCATGATTATGTTGATAAGATTTATCAAGTGCATAGTGTTTAACTATCCATTCTGCAGTTTTAAGTTTACTTTCCATTTATTTGATTTTGATAAATGGTGTAAAATTCATTTACCGTTGGAACTACAACAGCATCCCACCATTTAACGAATGCATTATAATTATTATTAAAGTAAGATTCTTTTATAAACTTTTGTATTTGTTCACATTCAAATGCTATTGAAGGTTGTAATATATTATGTGCTGATAATAACTCACACATTGCAAGTTGATTAACAAATTGATTTAACATTTCAATTTCACTGCTCATTATCTTTTTCCAATCTATATATTCTATTACAATAACCACATACTGCTTCACCATCTACCATTGTATAATAAACTCTTGGATGACCGAAGTCATCCCCACCATCACAGTAGAAGTTTTCTTCTTTTATGTAAATTATTTCACGTTCCATTATTTTAATATTATTATAATCTTTTTTGCTAATTCAGCAAACCAATCTTTTGTATGTCCTTTAGTTGTTTCTGCTGCAGTACCTATTCTTATACCACTTGTTTCAATAAAACTTCTTGGATCATTAGGCACACCATTTTTATTTACAGTTATATTTCTTTTTTCTAGTAAGTCAGCGGCTTCTCTTCCACTATATTTACTTTTACTTAAATCAATTAAAATGATATGACTATCAGTACCGCCAGTTAAAACTGGTAATCCATTTTCTTCAAATGTCTTAGCCATTTCTTTTGCATTATCAACAACATCCATTACATATTGTTTGAATGAATCTTCTTGTGCTTCTAAATAACATTGAGCCTTAGCTGCAATAATATTCATTAATGGTCCACCTTGTGTCCCTGGAAATATTGCACTGTTAATTTTTTTAGTATATCTTTCATCATTCCATAAAATCATTCCACCTCTTGGACCACGTAAAGTTTTATGAGTTGTACTTGTTACAACATCTGCATAAGGTAATGGACTTGGATATACGCCACCAGCCACCAATCCACTATAATGTGCCATATCACAAACTAATTTTGCACGTACAGTAAAAGCAATATCTCTAAACTTTTTCCAATCAATAATTCTTGGATAAGCACTAGCACCTGCAACAATTACTTGAGGTTTAGTGAGTACTGCAATCTTTTCTATTTCATCATAATCAAGTAAACCATCTTCACCAACACCATATGAAACAGACTTATAAACTTTACCGCTTAATGTTGGTGGTGCACCATGACTAAGATGACCACCGCTTGCTAAATCCATACCCATAATTGTATCGCCAGGATTCATAAGTGCTTGATAAACTGCAGTGTTTGCATTTACACCACTGTGTGGTTGTACGTTTGCAAAGTTGCAGTTATAAAGTTTTTTAACATTATCAATTGCAAGATCTTCTATTTTGTCCATATGAGAACAACCATTGTAGTATCTTTTGCCGGGATAACCTTCAGCATACTTATTTGTAAATACACTACCACATAAATCCATAACAGCTTGACTTGCAAAGTTTTCACTAGCAATAAGTTCAACTGTTGTATCTTGTCTGTACTGTTCCCAATTTAAAATTTCTTCAACGGCTGGATAAATCATTTGATAACCTTTCTGCTAAAGCCATTCCCATAGTCCACCCTAAATGTCCTGCTCCACTATTTACCCACATACGATCAACTCTTTTAATTACTGGTAACATGTTTGGTGTCATAGGTCTTAGGCATGCCCATTTACTATAATTTTCTGCATCCATAAATGTGTTTTCTTTTACCCACTTAACGAGTGGTTGTATTCTATCTTCTCTTATATCATGGTTCCAATCTGCTAGTTCTGCCGTACCAGCAACTCTGAATGTCATATTATCAAATGGTGATGCTACAATCTTTGCATCATCATCTAATATTGAAACCCATGGTGCATCTATTGCTGCCGATTTTTCGAAAGTAATTGAATAACCTTTTATTGGATATATATTCAAACTTGGAACTAAAGTTGAGGTGTAAGCGCCTGCACATATAACAACTTCATCATATTCTTTTTTTAATTCATCTAATGTTTTAGCATGATCTCTTTTACCTGATAAGTATTTTACTTCTTTATTAATAACTATTTTATTACAGAATACTTTAAAATCAAATTGTTTTTCCATATAGTATTGCATTTCTCTACAGAAAACATGTATATCACCTACTGAATCACTTTTAGTAAGAGTAGCACCTACAACATCTTTTGAATAAAAATTGTACTTTCCGGCTAAATTACCTTTAGCTATTACTCTTCCCCATCTTGTATCTTTAAACTTATCAAGTGTTTTTCGTGCTTTATCCCATGACTTTTGATTTTTATAAATGTGTAATATTCCACAATCATTATGATGAAAGTCAATACCAACATCTTTAATTAATTTTTTCATTAATCTACGAGAACGTAAACTATATTCTATTGTTTTACGAGTATTTCTTTCATATGAATTTGTAATTGTAGCTCCAATAAAACCAGCAATCCACTTTATTTTTGACCATGACCAAACATCTGGTCTAAATGCTAGTGGAGCATCTGGTTGTGTCAACCATTTTATTCCTTTAGATATATTACTATATGTATTCCAAACTTCAGCATTACAAACAGAAAGTTGACCACCATTGGCATAACTACATTGATGTGCCACACCATCAGGATCAAACAGTCTTATTTTGTAACCTTTCTTACCTAAGAAATAAGCGGTAGTTATACCAGCAACACCGGCACCAACTATTGCTATGCTTTTGTTACTGACCAATTTTCTACTCCACCAATGTAGTTTTCATAATCAAGCTCAGCTTCAATATGTTCATAAGTTAAATCAGTAGTTGGTAACTTATTAAGATGTGTATTATTCCAATAAAGTTGAGGTACTGTACGATGTCCTTTATCTTTTAAAAAATCTTTTGCAAATAAGTCATGACTAATATTTACTTCTCGAAAATCAAAATCCCATTCAACTAATTTCTTTTTTAATAGTCTACAATAATAGCAATCTTCTTGAGTGTATAAAGTTAATTTAATTGAATTGTACATCTGACATTACCTCCGTTAAACAAGCAACCACATTAAGTTCATGGTCAGCTACAAATGCATTTTTATATTGATAATCTCCTAAGATTAATACGAGTTGTGGAATAGATTGTGGTGCAACCTTTTCACCCATTCTATCATACATGGCTCTAAAAATAGCGGTTGCATCAGTATCTATATTATTAACTACCCATGAACGCATCTTTTTAAAATCTTTATTTTTCAAATAAGTGAAAAGTTCATCATAGTTTTTATCACTAGTTACGTTAACGATACCACTATCAATATTACCATTAACAGAATATCTTTGTAATTCATTAAGAACTCTACGCCAGTCCGGTGCAAACTTCATAAGTAAATCTGCAATGGCTGGCCTTGAATGACTAACACCTTCATCTTCAAGTATTTTACAAATACGATTTAAGAACTCACCACATAATGGTGCCATATCTTTTTTACTGGTATTAAATTCATATACACCACATCTTGAATGTAATGGTTCAATAATCCTGTTTTTAAAATTACAGGTTAGTATGAATCTACAGTTGTTTGAAAATTCTTCGATGAAACCACGAAGTGCAGGTTGTGTTGATTGTGGATTAAGATAATCCGCTTCATCAAGTATTACAACTTTGTAATCACCGGATAATGAAACCGATGAAGCAAATTGTTTTATTTTAGTTCTGAGAGTATCAATATTACCTTCTTCAGAACCATTTATTAAAATATAATCACAGTTAAGTGAATTACATAATGCTTTGGCCACAGTAGTCTTACCAAGACCCGCAGTGCCAGTAAACAACATATTAGGTAGTTCACCACCTTCGATTATTTTTTGAAAAGTTTCTTTTAGTTTTTTAGGTAGTATAGTATCATCTATAGTTTTAGGACGATACTTTTCAACCCATAAGTATTCATTAGACATTTTACGCATTTCTCCATAACAAATAAAATAAATTCAATCAAGCGTAAATTACTTTTTATCTTTATCTTCTTTAGCAGGTTCAGCTGCTGGAGCTTCCATTGCTTTTTCTTGTTGAATAGTTTCACAAAGTTGAACTATTTGAATACATTGATCTCTTAATCCACCAATGGTTGATAGTTCCTCACCTTTAAATCCACCACGCTGTGTTACCGCATCGATAACAGCAATGGTACTTCTTGACGCTTTATTTGAAAGGTCGAATAATTGGTCGTTATTGCTTGTCATTATTAAACTCCGTAAGTTGACGATTTTTCAAGTGCAATCCAATATTTTACACTTAATTCTTTATGTGAAAATTGTGTAATTAGTTTTGAAGATATTTCAACATCATAATCACCGGGTAAAATTTTCAAGTTAGATATATCTATAATAAAATTAAAGACTGCATCTTGCTTGAACTCACCATCAATATCAATTGAAAAAGCATTTGATGTTGAGTTTTGGTTTTCAACTATTGACAAACTTAATATACCATCATTTGCTTTAATCAATAGTTCTTTATGACCTAAAGTTGATGCAGCCTTTTTAAGTTTGTTTAGTGTATCATTATCTAATGTAAACTTTACATCAGGTTCAGGCATTGATACATCTTTAGTTGGTGCTGTTAAAGTTTCTTCAGCAGAATAAAAATACTTAACACTTGACCTACCTGATTCATCTGATATCATAACAAAGTCATCATTAAAATGTAAGCTTGGATTATTAACTAAACCAGTTACACCAATGAATTCATTTAAATCATATATGCCAAAGTCTTTGACAAACTTTTCAGGTATTTCAGCTTTAGCCACGACATTACGTGCTTCACTAATAGTTTTGATTGGACTATCCGCTTTAATCAAGATGTTTTGATTAATTGACGAAAAGTTTCTAAGGATGTCCAAAGTGGAATCGCTTAATTGCATTATATACTCCTTCTTAATTTTAGTTTAATTATACCACATTTTTTACGAAAAGTAAACATTTAAATTTTCATTTGAGAGAAATTTCTTTCTTTCACAAATTCAATCTTGGATTCAAACTTACCATCAAGTATATCGCCTTTATGTGATATAATAAATGTATTAGTATCTTCACCAAGTGTATTTAATATTTTTAATAAGTTTTCAACGCCATCATGATCTAGTGATGAGTCAAAGGTTTCATCTAATAATAATAAATTAGTTGCAACCGAGTTTTTCATCTTTGCTATTTGACGCCATGTAAATAACAACGATAAATCTATTCTTTGTTTTTCACCTTCACTAAAAGATTCATATGTAAAATCATCACGGTATCTTGACCTGATAGTTTCCTGAAAGCTTTCATCTAAATCAAATGAAACAAAGAAATCAAGCACCTGCAAGTGTTGATTAACAAGTTTATTAATTGCAGGTAAATATTGTTTTATTATTTTAGTTTTAATTCCAGTGTCTCTTAACATTTCTCCTATGACACCATTATAATTAAACTGTTCAGTAACTTTTAATTTTTCTTCTAATAAATTTTCTTTTTCTGTGGAAAGTTTATCTAGTTCAAATCTTGCACTTGATAAATCAGCAGAAACTTCTTCTTCAAGGTAAGTTTTTAAATCTTTATTACTTTGATTGAGTGAAGCTATTTCTCTATTATTAGAGTTGATTGTATTTGTTTTTTCATTAACTTGTTCAATTATTTTTTGCAATGATTGTATTTCTTGTTCAATTGTCTTATAATCACTTTCAATCATTTTAAGTGTTGATTCAATTTGATAAGCTTGATTTTTAGTTTCAAAAACTAACTTATCTTTGTTTTGTATAGGTTGTTCACAGGTGGGACATTCGTCATTACTTTCTAAAAACAAACCTCTTTTAGCAATTGTTTTTAGTTCTTGTTTTTGTTCTGCTCTAAGCGCTATGACATTATTCTTTTTATCTTGTAACTTAGTTAAATTTAAATCACCTTTGTTTTCAAGTTCATTACTTAATTTATTATTATCTTCTTGTAATTTTTGTATTTTTTCTTCAGCACTTTTAATTTGTTTTTCATACTTCTTTTTATTTTCAGTGGTTAATGCTGCAATATCACGAATATATTTTGATTGTTGTTCTATTTTATTTTTAATTAAATCGATGGTATGATTGATGGTTGACATCTTATCTTTTAGTACACTATTCTTTTCTTTTAATATTACATTCATTTTTGAAAAAATATTAATGTCCAGAAGATCCTCGATTACATCCCTACGATGTCCAGCATTGAGTTGCATAAAAGGTATGAAGGAGGAAGAACCTAATACAACAACTTGATGGAAACTCTTATGGTTGAGTTTCAAATGTTTTGTTCAAGT